AAGCAGGGTATACCTTGTGTATGACCTGTGGTGACAAACAAGCATCACAACAAACACGGACTATCGTACCTATGCACAAGTCAAACTACATGTATCTCACGGACGAATCTGCCCCGGAATTACTCAAGGGCATTAACAACAAAGGGGGTAAGCATGGGTTATAGAAGTGAAGTTTCTCTCGTGATACAGACGGACAACCCCATTGACGACAAGTGTAAAGACTTATGGGCTACCTTCATCACGGAAGCAAAAGCGTTAGATGATACCAAGTGGTTCATGTCGATACTTTGCGACACTGCCGACGAGGAAACTAAAAAAGGCTACGAGGGTTGGCTTGAAGGCACAGGCTTAGACATGGAGAACCAGTCTATTGTCTGTTACTTTGCCGATGTCAAGTGGTACGAATCGTTTCATGATGTGCAATCAACGATGGCTTTGTTAAAACTAGCCGAGAGTTACGTTGAGGATAAACACCCCTTGTCATACGCATACGTTAGGATTGGTGAAGACAACGACGATGTGGAACATGATTGTGGAGGTGAGGAGGGTTACATATTACTTCGCCCTGTAACGTACATTGATGGTGGTGAAGAAATACGAGGTAACTTTGATGTTTGAAAATCGTGGAACCACAAAAATTTAATTTAAACTATGGAGAAAAACTATGATGAACTTTGAACTACAAAAACCTGACCACATTGTGTCGCTAGCTACGTCTAGTGTACTCGTGTCGGTTGATGTCAACGTTTGGACTGCGACTAAGCAAGACAGACAAATATCTGATGAGGTTACGACTATGAAAAAAGCTGAGATTGGTACGGGTAAATTTACCAAGTATCTATTCAGTGGCAATCCGAAACACCATAGAATCGTAAAGCTGCGTCAGTTGATTTACAAATGGTTGAAGACTAACACATACCGATGGAATCAATCGCAAGACTTATTACCTACGATTGACCTACCGAAATTCAAACAAGAGTTTCATGAGTATGAGAGTGAGTTTAATACTGCCGTGGAAGACTTCCTTGTGAACTACCAGAACCTAGTGTCTGACATGAAGTTCAAGCAAGGTGATATGTTTGATGCGAATGATTATCCTGATGTCGAAACGTTACGACATAAATTCAGTATACAGTTGTATGTATCTGAAGTACCTAGTCATGACTTTAGATGTCAAGTATCACAGGATATTGCTGAAGACTTGAAGAACCAATATCAAGACCAAGCCAATTCCATCGTGAACAATGTCGTATCTGAGCAAGTCTCTCGTATCACTGATGTGATGGAAAGTATTTCACACTGTTGTGGAACGATTGAAGGTAAGGATAAAGATGGTAATCCAACATACAAAAAACGTGCGATATACGATACAACAGTTAGTCGTGCGAAAGCATTGGTTAATACCATTAAGAACTTCAAGCCGATTGAATCTGAGCAGTCAGTCAAATTGCAGGAAGCATCGGCACGTTTGGAACAAGCATTGACTGGAGTTTCAACCGAGTTACTTCGTGATAGTGACGCAGTGAGGAACAAAGTCAAAACTGAGTTGGACGATATTCTATCTAAATTTAATTAAGGAGAAAAACTATGAACGTTACAATTGATGAACTACGTAAACTGATTCCTACCATTGGAGAAAGTTTAACACCAATCATACAGAGTGAGCCGGGTTGTGGTAAGACTAGCTTGTTGAGTATGATTAAGGAAGACCTTGGCGACAAGTATGACTACATCTATGTCGATTGTCCTGTGAAAGATATGTCTGATATTGCGATGACTATCCCTAACCATGACACCAAGACACTGGAAAACTATGTTGGCTCATTGTTTAAACTTGATAGTGATAAACCTAAAGTCATACTGCTCGACGAGTTTATGAAGTCCCCCAAACTTCTACAAGTGTTATTCACTAGATTGATGCTTGAGAGAATGGTTGGTGATACACCACTACCTGAGGGAAGTATTGTGTTCGGTACTTCAAACAATCAATCAGACGGAGTTGGTGACACTATGTTGGCTCATGCTGGGAACAGAGTTTGTATCTTGCAGATGGAAAAACCTGATGTGAATACATGGTTGGCATGGGCTACTAACAATGGCATTAGTGCATTGATTCGTGCCTTTGTGCATACTTTCCCACGATGCCTTGCGAGTTACCTTGATGAGAACCAAGATGACAATCCGTATATCTTCAATCCGAAGAAACCACAGTTGTCGTTTGTCAGTCCTCGCTCTCTCGCTAAGTCCAGTGTGATTGTTGAGAACCGTGACGCTATTGGTGAAAATGCTACCATGGCAGCCCTGAGTGGTACGATTGGTAAGAGTGCAAGTGCAGACTTGAGTGCGTTCTTGAGGCTTGAGAAAGAACTACCGACGTTTGACAGTATTGTTGAAAGTCCTGAGACTGCTCAGATACCTGACAACATATCAGCACAGTTGATGATTATGTTCCAAGCCGTCGACAAGATTGATACTCAAGCGACACTAACGAGTTTCATGAAGTATCTCAAACGACTAGCAAGTGAAGAGATGCAGGCTGTATTTTATACTATGGTGTGTAAGCACAAGACAGCCGTGAAAGTGGCTCGGTCAAATCCTGAGATTGCACAGTGGTGTAAACTAAACCATGAACTATTTTGAGGGGAACTACGATGAAGTTGTATAACATTTATTACAAAGGGGATATTTGTGGAAACCCTAGAACTTATGAAGGTACTACTAATAACTTTCAGAAGTGGCTAAAAGAACACAATGAGGATAGGAAAGCGAGTGGCAATATGACTGAAGATGCAGATGAGTTTATTGTTGAACCTATCCACATACAACATTTTGAGGAGTAAACTATGACACCTGAAATGAGACTGAAGAAGGCTCATGTACGTCTGATGAATCACCCTGAAACTGCGTTGTATTCAGGTATTATTCTGATGGGACAGTCTACTGTTGTGGACAATTGCCCCACTGCGTACACTGATGGCTTCAATAAACGCTATGGTAGAAAGTTTATTGAGACGCTAACGGACAAGGAGTTACGGGCCTTAGTGTTACATGAAAATCTACACGTTGCGTTAAACCATGCAGGCAGATTCAAGCGTGAGTTTCGTAAGAACCCACAGTTGATGAACGTCTGTGCCGACTATGTGGTCAATGACGTTATTGTGCATCTTGAGGATAAAGATTTATGCGAACTACCTGAAGGTGGACTGTATGAAGAAAAGTATCACAATTGGTCAGTCAATGAGATACTTAAAGACCTCAAGCAACAGATGTCGAAACCTAACGACACGACCGACGGTGGAACTGGCGACGGTACGCAAGGCGACGACAAAAGTGTGGTGCCACAAAATTCACAAAGTTTGCCTGATGGTTTAAAACCTCTAGACGAGCATGACTTTGACGGAGACTCTCCAGACGGTGTAAGTTCTCAAGAAGAGATGACACAAGCTATTGAGAACGCACTGAAGGAAGGTGGCATTATCGCTAGTAGACTTGGAGTAAAACAACCTAGAGCAATTGCTGAGTTGTTTGAACCTAAGATTGATTGGCGACAAGCCTTGAGAGAATTTGTACAATCATCGGTTCGTGGCAGTGACGAGTACACATGGCGTAAGTTTAACAAACGCATGATGGCAAACGACCTGTACCTACCAACCACTGAGAATGAATCAATGGGCGAGTTAGTTGTAGCTATTGATACATCAGGCTCGATTGGACAAGAGGAACTGACGGAGTTTGCGACTGAGTTGGTAGCCATTTGTGACACAGTAACACCTGAACGCATTCGAGTTGTGTGGTGGGACTATGACGTACACGGTGAGCAACGATTCAATCCTGAAGACTACGGCAGTATAAAGTCTCTACTCAAACCTCAAGGTGGGGGTGGTACACGGGTGAGTTGTGTAAGTGAGTACATCGAGAAAGAACATATCGATGCAGAAGCTATTGTTGTGTTCACTGATGGTTACACTGAGAGTGACCCTGAGTGGAACATATCGACACCTTCGTTGTTCATGGTGACAGAGAACAAATACTTTAAGGCCCCACCCGGCAGCACGATAGTGTTTTATGATAATTAACTTTTTATAATGGAGAAAAACTATGACTGATACATATATGGTATGGATAACACAATTTTGTAAACCTGTAACTGTACACGCTGACACGAAAGAACAAGCTATTAAAAAGGTACAAGAGGATACGGCATGGGAAGTTGTGACGGCAGAATTTGAAGCGGAGAAACTATCATGATTGATTATGAACTATCTATTAAGTTACCTATCATCGTGAGACATTGGGACGATGAAACGTTAATAAGAGAAGAACCAATCACGATAGAAAGTGAAGTTATTCAAGACGACACTTTGCAAATGATATTCCGTGATATTGACCAACATTTGTCGAAACGCTTCGACAGAAAGGAAGTGAAATGAATAACGTTCGAGGACATAAAGTAATAATAGAAAGAGAATACACATACTACTTCACATTGTTATTTTGGTTTGTGTTAGGTGTGATAGTAGGATTTACAGGATACAAGGTTTATGATGCGTATCTAAGTTATGTATACGATGAACCGATACAGTATTTATGCAAACATAATAAAGTGTATGAGCAAGTTGAACCACTCAGCTTTATTTATGTAAAGACTGATAAAGAATGTTTAGATGAAAGAGAGGAAAGCTAAATGCAAACAAGCTATATTGAAGAATCTATGTGGAGCCCGGAGCTGGCACAACGTTTGGCTCAGAGTGAAGTTTATCCACTAGCACAAGAGTTGACCCATGTGTTCGAGATGAAAGTGGTAGGCTACATACCTGTGACTTACACTACCTTTAACCGAAAGCGACACTATGAGTTTAACAGTCCACATCAAGAAGAAGAACTTGATGGTTTCATTGTAGGTTATGAGGGTATTCCACAGTGTATTATCTATTGTGATGACAAAGGTTTCAATTGTCATATGCACTATGAAATTAAAGACCGAGGTTACAATGATTGGGATAGACACACAGTGGCTAGTAATAAACTATCACAAGTCATGAAGACTTTGATACGGAAAGGGTTTGACCCGTCGGATAAATACTATGAAGACATGCGACCAAATCCTAATGTAAACTTACCCGTATTTAAATATGGTGATATGGTTGAACGTCATGGTGAGTTTCAAACATCGGTATCTGCTAAAAAGCATACACTGACTAACCACAAGAATCAGTTGACGAGTAATTATCATGGTGGTTTAAAAGCTATCGAGGCTCTTGTCCGTAAACACTACGGCGATGGTAAAGCTATGTCTCATGAATCTGAACTTTTTTTGAAAGACCATGTTGACAAATACAATGAACTGTTACATGATTATGAAACGGCTAAAGAAAATGCTATATCTGAAATCGGTGAAGAGTTTACTGCTATTGGTACAAGTACATTGTTTGATGGTATCTTTGTTCTAGATTGTAAACTTGTAATCGACGATGAAAAAGCGTTTGAGTACAATCAAAAAGTTGTCAAGGTTGTCGGTTCAAGCGTATACAAAAGCATTGAAGAGTTACCATTTCATGATGATATAGTTCATATCCTGACAATGGCTAAACTAGCTGATGCCGATAGGACTGACGTTGCCTTAGATTATTTCCGAAAGCAATCGTCTGACTGGAATCCTGACTTAGGTCTGTATTACACTGACCAAACATACAACAGGAATCCGTTTAAATACATGTGGATTAAGTTACCGTATAACAGAAAGGCAGTGCTTGATAAAGAAAGTTAGTTTATCCCCCGTACCAATCTTACCTCCTGAGGACGAGACGCTTTACATGGTGCTTTGCGAAGTGAACTATGTCGAAACGTCTCGACACTCCTCATATAAATTCTATACTGATAGCAATACATTAAGACGCTATACAGACCCAGTATTACCTAATTTTCTCCGTGTAAAGTTTAGTATGATAAAAGCTGCCGACGTGCGGGAAGAGTTCTTAGGTTTAAGAACGACTCACGCAGCCATGATAGATTTTGCTGAAGCTGACTGTTATAGGTGGCGAGAAGCTACAAAAAATAATCCTGAATTTAAATACATCGGTTGGCAAATTAGTGATACACTATTTGTTATTGTATGTGATAAAGATGAGTTAGCACAGTTGAGAGGATACAATGACACCAGAGAAAAAAGTAAAAGAAAAAGTAAAGAAGAAACTTAAAGAATTAAAATGCTACTACTGCATGCCTGCAACAGGGGGCTATGGCGCAAGTGGTGTTCCTGATATTATCGCTTGTTATAAAGGCACTTTCATTGGCATTGAGTGCAAAGCAAACGGTAACAAACCTACCGAACTTCAACAAAAACATCTACGAGATATTTCAATCAGTGGTGGAAAATCATTAGTTATTGACGAAACAAATGTTGATATGCTACAGTTTTTTATCACAGGTAAACAAATTATTAATAATGAAAAATGATAACGTAAACAGACCGAAGCATTATACTCAAGGAAAAGTTGAGTGTATTGACGCAATCGAATCAGCAACAATGGGTTTAGTTGGGATAGTTGCCGTTTGCGTGGCTAACGTCATAAAGTATGTATGGAGGTTTGCTTTAAAAAATGGTGTGGAAGACTTAGATAAAGCAGACTACTACCTACAAAAACTAAGAAAGAAAGTGAGAGAGAAATGAGTGCTGATTTATTTAAGAGAGTGCGAAGTTTACTACGAGACCACATAGAGTTACTTAACAAGCATCAGCTAGGTGATACTCATGTAGAGGACGCACAGTTGATAATTGATGAGTTAGATGTTTTACTTAAGTCTGACGCAGTAAAAGACATTGAGAAAAACATTGACGAAGCAGAAAGAAAATTAGTGAGCGATGATTTAGCAGAAGAAATACTCAACGGAAAGTATTGCGTAGGAGGAAGTTGCGAAGATTAATCCTGCGTGTGTCACCAGTTCCCACATTAAAGGAGATAGTTATGTTGTATATAGTTTATGATAGTGAGCATCTACCTTTACGTAGATTTCACAGAAGTGATGAAGCAAAGTGGTTTGTAAGAGATAAGCCAGAGTTTACGATAGAAAAAATTAAACAACGACGAACAAGCAGGGCTGAGCAACAAAGAGAATTATTTAATAAGATAGGAGAATGTTTATTTTGAGTGATAATAGAAAATTAACTTTTGAAGAAAAAGTGGCACGAGTAGAAGAAGTATTAAAAAAGTATCCAAATGCAACACGATCAACCATAACAAATTGGACTGGGTATAAAACACCTTTGCTAGATGAGATGTATGAAAAAGGAGTTAAAGTTCCAAAGAAGAAAAAGGCAACAAGTAAAACAACATCTTGGAACCAATATTTAGGAAGTTTAAGTGGCAGACGAGATCGATAAAGCTAATGACCAAATGGAAAAAGCTATGGCTTTAACCATGCGAACTGTCAATACTGAAATTAAAAAGAACACCACAGGAAAATGTTTATGGTGTGGTGAACCCATCACAGATACCAGGAGATGGTGCAGCGTGGAGTGTCGTGATGAGCAAGAAAGACATAATTAGTCCATGCACAGAGATATGTCGCTATGAAGAAATTGATGGTGAGCCACGGTGTATCAGTTGCTTTCGGACTTATGAGGATTTAAACAATTGGTTTTACATGACAAATGAAAGTAGACGAGAAAGAATTAAACAGATTAAGAAAGATAGGAAAAACTATGAACGTAAGCAAGCGAACAATAAAGATATGGGAAAAGAATCTTAAAGAAGGTTATCGTTTTTTTCAACCACATAATGCAATACAATTAACACCAAGAACAGAGCGAGAAGCAAATGCCATTAAAAACTTACGGAAACAAATGCGTGAAGTGCAAAAACCCCGCTAAATACTACGACAAGAAAAAGTGGTGGTGTGGGTTTACTTTTGAAGGACACGGATACTGCAAAGCAGAGAAAGTAAAAGATAAATAATGCAAATAGTAACTCTCGACTTCGAGACGTTTTATGACGTAGGTTATGGACTTAATAGACTAACTACTGAAGAATATATTAAAGATGAAAGATTTCAGGTCATCGGTGTTGCCATTAAAATTGATGATGGTAAGACTAGGTGGTATAGTGGGCATGACAATATACAAGACATACTATCCTCCATTGATTGGAAACAATCAGCAGTATGTTGTCACAACACTATGTTTGACGGTGCGATCTTAGCGTGGCATTATAATGTTTCTCCCGCGTTATACTTTGACACGCTTTGTATCGCCCGTGCTTTACACGGAGTAAACGCAGGGGGGTCTCTCAAAGCCTTAGCTGAAAGGTATAACTTAGGTCAAAAAGGAACTGAAGTACTCGACGCAAAAGGCAAACGTTTAGAAGACTTTGCAGATCACGAACTACGTAACTATGGACTGTACTGTAAAAACGACGTTGATCTCACATATAAACTTTTTAATATCATAGGAAGAAAGTTCCCACCGTTAGAACATAAGTTAATTGACATTACACTGCGTATGTTTACTGAGCCACTACTTGAAGTTGACGACGCATTGTTAATACAACGACTTGAAGATATTAGAACTGAGAAAGAAGAACTACTATCAGGACTAAAGACAAAACTAAAATGCCCCGATGAAGAATGTGTTCGTAAGAAGTTAGCAAGCAATAAACAATTTGCTGAGTTGTTAGAGGAACTAGAAGTTGAAGTACCTATGAAAGTGAGCCCTACAACAGGTAAAGACACTTATGCTCTAGCTAAAACTGACCAAGGATTTATTGATCTGCAAAACCATGAAGACCCTTTCATACAAGAACTTTGTGCCGTCCGCCTTGGTACAAAATCTACTATCGAAGAATCAAGAATAGAACGTTTTATTGATATTGGTGCAAGGAATCATAGCAAACTACCTATCCCACTTAAATACTATGGCGCACACACAGGTCGATGGAGTGGTACTGATAAAGTAAACTTTCAAAACCTACCGTCAAGAGATGTAAAGAAAAAAGCATTGAAGCAAGCCGTGATCCCTCCAGATGGTAACGTTTGTATCAATGTAGATTCTTCACAGATAGAGGCACGAATATTAGTATGGCTTGCAGGTCAGACAGAAGTGGTAGAGATGTATCGAGAAGGACGAGATGTTTATTGTGAGTTTGCAAGTAAAGTATATAACAAAAAAATAGACAAACGAAATAAAACAGAAAGAGCAGTCGGTAAGACATGTATCCTTGGGTTAGGTTATGGTACAGGGGCAAGTAAACTACAGAACGTATTAAAATTACAAGCGGGAGTTGAGTACAATGAAAACCAATGTCAGCGATTAGTTAATATCTACAGAGAGGTAAACAATAAGGTGATTCAGCTGTGGAGTGATTGTGATTTAGCTCTTCAACACATAGCTTCATGGCCCAAAGACAAAGAACCTTATTATTTAGGAGCTCAGAAATGTGTGATGGTGACCCCTGAAGGATTGCGATTACCTAACGGACTTTATATTTATTACCCTAAGTTACGAAAAGACACATCGAAATCAAGAACAGAATATAACTATAAGAATAGGTACGGAGAAACTTCAATATGGGGTGGTTCAGTTGTAGAGAATATCGTACAAGCACTAGCTCGAATAGTGATCGGAGAACAGATGGTAGCTATCAATCGTAGATACCGTCCAGTCTTGACAGTGCACGACGCTGTGGTTTGTATAGCTCCAGAGGAAGAAAAAGATGAGGCTTTAAATTTTATAATGGCAGAAATGTCTAAGCCACCAGCATGGGGTAAGGACTGTCCAATAACATGTGAAGGAGGGTACGCAGATAACTATGGAGACTGTTAATGTATTAAGTTTGTTCGACGGAATGTCTTGTGGACAAATAGCACTTGACCAATTGGGAATAAAAGTAAATAAGTATTACGCATCGGAGATAGATAAGTATGCCATTGAAATCGCAAAGAAAAACTACCCAAACACAATACATCTTGGAGATGTTACAAAGGTACAGAATAATAGTATCGAGGAGAAAATTGATCTACTCATCGGAGGTAGCCCATGTCAAGGCTTTAGCTTTGCAGGGAAACAACTAAACTTTGATGACCCTAGGTCTGCTTTGTTCTTTGAGTTTGTTCGATTATTTAACGAAACTAAACCTAAATACTTCTTGCTTGAGAATGTACGAATGAAGAAAGAGTACCAAGACATCATATCAAAGTACTTAGGTGTTGAACCTATCATGATAAATAGTTCACTCGTGTCTGCACAAAACAGAGTGCGGCTGTACTGGACTAACATACCAGTAGAGCAACCTGAAGATAGAGGTATTGTACTAAAAGATATACTTGAAGATGGAGTCGTAGACAGAGATAAGGCACACTGTTTAGATGCTAACTACTTCAAAGGTGGTAATCTTAAGTCTTACTTTGAAAAACACAGACGACAATTAGTATTTAGCAAAGACGGACTATGCCATGTTGGAGATGCGGATATAAAAGGGAATGACTCTATCAAGCGAGTCTATCACCCTGAAGGTAAGTCCCCTACATTAACTACAATGCAAGGCGGACATAGAGAACCTAAAGTTTTATGTGGTGCGTTCCGTGGCAGATACCACAACGAAGAAGGTAAGCGTGTAGACAATAAACAAAGAGTGGCAGGGCTCACAAAGCAACAATTAGAAATACGAGAAGACGGTAAAACGAATGCTTTGACTACTGTACAGAAAGACAATGTTGTAACAGTAGATAAAATGTACTACCGTAAGTTGACCCCTCTTGAATGTGAGCGTTTACAAACTGTACCTGACGGATATACTGAAGGAGTATCTAATACACAGAGGTATAAAATGTTAGGTAACGGTTGGACAGTCGAAGTAATTAAACATATATTTAAAGGAATGAAATGAAAAAACTATTA